ATTGAAAACCATATTGGCGAAACAGTGTACTCAATAACAACGAAAGAATCATTGGTAATTAGTGAGTTTGGCTCAATCCCTGATGGGTACACGGCGGCTAAGCCCGAAAGCGATCTTTGTGAGTGGGACGGCAAAGCATGGGTAATACCTCCCGAAAAACTGACCGCACTTTTAACAGAAAAGCGCAACCGCCTAATCGAGCAAATTGACAGCCACGCGGCAGCAATTTATAGCACTTGGACGCGCTTTGAGTCTGAGTATCGTGAGCGCCAAACAGCGGCAGAAACATATAAGGCAGCTAATTATCAAGGCGTATGCAGCCGATATATTACAGACTTTGCCAAACGCGCGGGGTTAAATAATCAAGCAGCAACAGATTTGATTTTGGTGCAAGCAGCAGGATTAGAAAAACTACAAATGGAGCTTGCTAACCAACGCATGCGCAAGTATGAGCTCAAAGCACCTAATCTCACACTTGAGCAAATGCAGTCAATCTATGATGACATCATCAAACAAATGGATCACTTAATGGAGGCTTATAATAATGGCTAATGTTTATTTGGCGCTTTATAAAGGCAAAAAAACAGGTCTTAAACCAGCCACACTTTTGGCACGTTTTTCAGACTGGCTTACCCGTAAACTGACAAAAGGGCCTTACTCTCACTGCGAAATTGCTGTTGAGCGCATTGAGTACACATCAGGCCATCACTACGAGCATGAGCTCCATTATGATTGTTATTCATCATCTATTCGAGATGGCGGGGTACGCTGTAAAGAGATTGATCTCACTGATAGAAATAAGTGGGATTTGGTGTTGCTTGATGGTGTTAGCGAGGCAGAGGTTGAGTTTTATTTTAACTCTACAAAAGGGAGTAAATACGATTGGTGGGGAGCTATCGGTATTATACTAGGTATTAAACAAAAACGCAGTAAATATTTTTGTTCTGAGTGGTGTTTTAACGCAGTCACCGGTAAAACTCAAGGTTGGCGATTTAGCCCAAATCAACTAGCAGCGATTTTTAAAAAAGGATAAATTTATGAAAATTGGTAACAAAATAAAATTAC